ACAGAATAACCTATGAGGAGGTTATAAATGACGATGCAACCGCACATCCAGGAACTCTACAACAAGAAGGAGAGTCTGGACCTAAAATGGAAGCAAGAGCATCTTAACGAGGGTAGATATACTCTCAATATGGTAAGGATCGACGATGAAGTTCGTAAGATCGTTCAACATATAAAAAAAGCAGAAGCCAAAGAAGCTCATCTGCAGAATAAAGTTGATGCCGCTGCTCCACAAGTTTCTGTAGCTACTTAATAAAAAGCTACATCGTTGGAAAAAATCCACTCCACACTACAGGCTCTCTTGCACTCTATCAAAAACTAGTATATAAAATATTTACTATACATATATTAGAATACTGACGCGTATAGTCGACGGCCTAGAGACAGTATTCGGAAACTAGGAGGATATAGTTATGGCAAACAAAACAACTTTCACTGGATTTGTTAGATCAAACGGTGGAGACAATACAAGAACAACTTTTGCTGGTTCTGTGCCTATGCAAGCTCAATTTTATTTTGTGCCTACTGCAGTTGCAGGAACAGATGTTCAAGTATCAGCTACTGATACAAGAAAAGTTATTCTTCCAAAAAATGCAGTAATCACTGGAATCACTCATAGCGGTGGTGCAACAGGTGGTACTAACCCTACTATTGATATAGGTTATACTGATTTTGATGGTGGAACAAACTTTGTTGATATTGATGGTTTGATTAATGAAGGAGATGCTGATGGTGGTATTGAAACTATTTGGGGTGGAGATACAGGATCAGGAGCTTCTTTAGGAAATCTTGCATTACCTGCTACTGAGATTATTAAAATCGTTGGTGGTAAAGGTTCTTCAGCAGCAACAGGCGGAACAATTACTGGAATCATTTACTATTATGTAAAAGATGACGGTAAGGAATCTGTATAATAATTAATTTATTGTGGGTCTTCGGACCCACATAAATTTAAGGAGAAAATAAATGGCATCAAAAGGTGACATACAAGCTACAAGATCTACTGCGGCAGCAGGTGCTTCTGCAATTATTTCACAACCTATCAGACTAAGAGGAATCATAGTTGCTTCTGATGGTAGTGGTGCAGGCGTTTTAGAACTTACAACTACTTCTAATACTGGAACAACATTACTAATTCTTGATGTTCCAGAGGGAGATGTAATTAATATATCTTTCCCTGAAGATGGAATTTTATTTCCAAAAGGAATTTTTTGTAAAACTAAAACAAATGTTTCTGCATATACTTTATTGACAGATAAGTATTCAGGTCCTAACTTGTCAGCAGGATAGGAGGTTAATCATGGCAGTTGATGTAGTCAGCACATTTACAGAAGCTGAGGCTACTACTATTCAAAGTGGTAGAACTAGAGTTTACGGAATATATTTTACAAATACAGCGACATCTGGAGATTTAGTTGTTAGAGATGGTGGAGCAGCGGGAACTATTAAAATAAAAATTAAAAGCCCTGCTGTTGCAGATTCTTATCAAGTAGATGTACCAGGTGATGGAATATTATTTAAAAGTGATGTTCACGTAGGATTTACAACAGAACAAATAACAAGTTGTACAGTCTTTCATAGTGGAGGAAGTAATACTTAATGGCTACTTCTGGAACTACAGTATTTGAAAAAAATTTTTCTATCGATGATATTATAACTGAAGGTTATGAAAGAATTGGTAGATTTGACTATTCAGGTAATGACATAAAAACAGCTAGACGTTCTTTAAATATAATGTTTCAAGAATGGGCTAATAGAGGTTTGCATTTTTGGGAAGTTGCAAACAATGATATTACTTTAGTTGCAGGAAAAGCAGAATACACGATGTTTAGATCAACAACTGATGGAACTTCAGATGCAACAGCAGTGTATGGTGTTGATGATGTATTAGAAGCTGTATACAGAAACTCTTCTTCTACGGACTTTCCATTAACAAAAATAAATAGATCTGCATATCAAGGTCTTTCAAATAAAACAAATACAGGAACTCCTACACAATATTTTGTTCAAAGGTTTATTGATAAGGTAACTATTACTTTATACTTAACTCCTGGTTCTTCTGAAGCTGGAAACAAACTTAATTATTATTATGTAAAAAGAATTCAAGATGCAGGAGCTTATACTAATGAAGCAGATGTGCCATATAGATTTGTGCCTTGTATGGTAGCTGGACTTGCATACTATTTATCACAAAAATTTAATCCACAACTTGTTCAACAATTAAAATTACTTTACGAAGATGAATTAAAAAGAGCGTTAGAAGAGGATGGTTCACCTTCAAGTTCATTTATAACACCAAAAACTTATTACCCAAATGTCTAATTTAGCAAAAGGAAAATACGCACAATTTATATCTGACCGTTCTGGTTTAGCATTTCCATATACAGAAATGGTTATTGAATGGAATGGATCAAGAGTTCATGTATCAGAGTTTGAAGCAAAACATCCACAGTTAGAACCAAAACCAACTACTGCAGATGGACAAGGTTTAAGAAATGCAAGACCACAAACATTTACAGTTGCATCTGGAGGTGGTGGAGGTATTGCTGTAAATTTAACATTGCCAGCACCATTTTCTTTTAGTACAAATACAAATAGCATGGTTCCTGAAAATGGAACAGCTATAAATACAGCTAGACAAGCACAAGCTGATTTAGGAGAGGTTACAGTAACAATATCATGACATACGCTGAACTAGTACAAAAGATTAGAGATTATACAGAAGTATCTAATACTGTTTTAACTGATTCTATTGTAAATGATATTATCAGAGATGCAGAATTAAGAATAATGAGAGATGTTGATGTTGATGCAAATAAAAAATATGTATCAGCTCAGGTAATAGCAGGTACAAGATTTATTGATACACCTGCTGATACATTAATAATTAGATCAGCTCAAATAGTAGATTCTGACGGTGTGGGTGTTGCTGATAACAGAGAATTTTTACAATGGAGAGATTCAAGTTTTATGTCTGAATTCAACCCTACAAATGCTCAAGGTGTTCCAAAATATTATAGCTGGTGGGATCAAGACACAATAGTATTGGCTCCAACACCAAATGCCACTTACACTATTCAGTTAAATTATATCTTGAAACCAGAGACATTATCGAGTACAAATACGGAAACATACATTAGTCAGAATTTTCCCAATGGCTTACTGTATGCATGCTTAGTTGAAGCATTTTCATTCTTGAAAGGGCCAAATGATCTCTTGCAATTATACGAAGGAAAGTATAAACAAGTGTTAGAAGGCTTCTCGATAGAACAAATGGGAAGACGAAGACGCGATGAATATCAATCTGGTGTTCCTCGTATCGGTGGTAAATAAATATAAGGAGATAAACAACTATGGCTATTACACAGGCAATTGCGAACAGCTTCAAAAAAGAACTTTTGGAAGGTGAACACAATTTTAAATCATCTGGTGGAGACAAGTTTAAAATCGCTCTTTATACTTCTTCAGCTACTCTAAACTCAGCAACAACATCTTTTACAACTGGAAACCAAGTTCCTAACACAGGTCAGTACACTTCTGGTGGCGGTGCACTTGTTAATAGTGGAACTTCTATTTCGGCTGGTGTCGCAAGAGTTGACTTTGCAGACAGATCTTTTACTGGTGTAACGTTGACTGCTAGAGGAGCTTTAATCTACAATACTTCAGCAACTGCAACTAATGCAGCTGTTGCAGCTTTAGATTTCGGAGCAGATAAAACAGCGACAGCAGGTGTATTCACAATTCAGTTTCCAGCGCCTACATCAACAGCAGCGATTTTAAGAATCTCTGGTTAATTCATAGGAGTTAAAATCCTATGGCATCAGGAACTTGGAATACAGGCTATTGGGGCCAAAACCAATGGAACGATTCAGCTAACCCTACTTTTAGTTTAACGGGTATTACTCTTACAGGTGCTCTTGGAACACCTACTGAAGTATCTGGTGAAATAAATACGGGTTGGGGTCGTCTTGAATGGGGTATTAATGCGTGGGGTGAGTTTGGAACAGCTCTTCCTACAGGTGTTTCTGCATCTTTTAATGTAGGAACTATCGCCGTTCAAATTGATGTCACTGCAACAAATTCTACAAACAATGGTCAAACAATAACTGGAGCATTAGGCACTCCTGTTTTAGATATTCAATCAAAAGTATTTCCAACTGGAATAGCTATGGCAGGTGCTTTAGGCACAGCAGATGCTAGTCCTGATGCATTAGCTAGCACTAATCATGCTATAATGGGTCTAGGATCACTAGATGCATTTAACCAACAAGGTTGGGGTAGACAAGGTTGGAATGTAAATGCATGGGGCGTTGAAGGTCAGTTTGCAACTGCAACTCCTACAGGCATAGCGATGACCGCAGCTAAAGGAACTTTAGCGTCTACAGGAACAGCCACGTTAACTCTTAATACTTTAAATGTTGCTAACGCAACTTTAGGTCAATCAGACCCTGCACCTGATGCAAATTTATTAAGTCAGTTAGCTACTATGTCAACTGGCCAATTAGGATTTCAAGGTGATGTACCACAAGATGTAACAGGCATTGCAATGTCTGCAAACCTAGGAACTGTTGTAGCAGTTCCAGCACAAGAAGTAGATGTTACAGGTCTTTCAGGTCTTGCAAGAGTAGCTTCTGTTACCGCTGTAATTCATGTAGATGTTTTAGTAACAGGAAATGCCTTGACTATGAATCAAGGTTCTGGTAGTGCTTTAATCTGGAACGAAGTAAATACAGGTTCAGCGCCTATTACGCCTCCAGGATGGAGAGAAGTAGCTGCATAATGAGTTTGACACAAACTCAATTTTTTAGTAAATTAACGTGAATAAGGAATTTAAATTATGGCAAATTCAACATCAGCTAATTTAAAATTAACTGTACAAGCAACTGGTGAAAACTCAGGAACTTGGGGACAAATTACAAATACTAACCTACTAATCCTAGAACAAGCGATTGGTGGTTTTACAACTTTCAACGTAACAAACGCTAGTAGAGCTTTAACATTTACAAATGGTGCTCTATCAAATGGTAAAAATGATGTTATTAAATTAACAGGTACATTAGCAGGAAACTTAAACGTAACAATTCCAAACTCTATTGAAAAAGTTTATAACA